TAAAGACAGTAGTCACAGCAGCAGTGCCGTTAGAAAACAAAGCACTAACAGCAAGAGTGAGGGCATCAGTTCCGTTACAGGTGACAAAACCCTGAAGGTTCAAGGTCACAACCTCTGCTAGAGAGGCATTGCTGTAAAACGAAGCAGTTGGGCCCTGCGCGTTTCCATTTTTCTCAAGATACAAGTTAGTATCTGTAAAATAGAAACCAGTCTCAATGAAGTTTGCAGTTGCCAGCCATAGATAATTTCCAGGAGGTGGAACAATGGACCCGGCTGTGTTGACCACTCCTATACCATTAACATTCACAACTGTGTTCGAAGCAGCAGCTGCAAGAAGAGGTTGGTAGGGAGTATTGGTCGTGATTGCAGCTGACGTGTCTTGAAACGATGTCACCTGCAAATTGTTGGGAGCTTTCGTCTGAGATTCCAGGATAGGAACAGAAAGCTCAACCGTGTACACCACGTGAAGCTCGCCCAGGTTCACACCATTGCCAGTTTGTCCTTGATTTGACACATACAGATTTCCACAATCGTAGGTCTTGATATCATTGCCTCCAGGCAAGCCACCAGGGCGGACAAACTTAGCATCTGAATTCTTGTGAAGTTCAGACGGGTCGAGATGAAGCGCCATGCGCTCATACGGCATGCAATCTGCATGAGGATCCGTATCTTCAACCTGCTGCTTGGAAGCAGGTGGAGGATCAGCTGCATCATAATCACAAGAGAGCATCACTTTACCAACTGCCGAACTCGTCGGGTTGAATTGAGTGACCTCAGGCTTGTACACGAATTGCAGCGACTTGAAACAATACTTCTCATATTGCTTTGCAATGGTGGACAACCAGGGAAAGGTTGAAGCTTGCCCTGGATTTATTGGCAGATTCAGAGGAACATTGAAACTTGGCTGATTTGCCACAGCGATTTCAGAAATGTATTCGGACTCTGAAATGAGGATTCGTTTCCTCTTTCCGAATCCTGTACCTTGACGATTTCCACGAGGGAAATGATCAATACCAGGATTACGCTGAGCCATGCTCCGCGTGTTTCGGATCTGCTTGCGTTGGCGACCTTGTTTCTTAGGCTGTCGCTGAGCCCGTATCTTGGGAATCAAAACACCCATCTTCTTAAGCGCTTTAGAGCGCAGACGGTTGTCTTGCTTAGTTGTTTTGCGAGGACGAAAAGATTGCATCTCTTTTCATTGGGTAAGCTTCCATATACCCCAATGAACCTCGTTGGTAGTTTTCGCTACCTAGCAATATTCCCGACAGCAGTTGTAGTTCTCCCACAACTCGTCGTAGCTGATCCAAAGATCCTCGAACTCTGAAAAGAGATTATGTTTCTCACGAAGGATAACCATTTTACCAAGAATCTCGTCGTACACATCCCTTGTTGAAAGGACCCGGAGAAGACCCCCCAGGCGCTGCAATTCTAGCTCCGGATGGAGCTGATGCGCAGCGCGGCGACGGCCGTACACAACGGCCCGAATCTTTTGTGCATCCTGATGGATGAAGGGTCGAAAGCGCGTCGAGCAGAAGTCCATTTCCTCCCA